TCCTCACGCGGAAGCTGCGGTCGAGGCCGCGCTTGATGCCGTGGCAGAAGAGCTTGCCGTCGCCTCGGTTGCGCATGGCCCGCACGACGCTCATCTTGGTCACGCGCCCGACGTTGGTGCCGACTCCTAGGTGGAAGAGCCTGACCTCCTGCGTCTCGCTGTTCAGGATGTAAAAGGCGTTGGTGGTGACGCTGTGGTCCTTGTTCTCGAAGATGCTGGCCTTGACGAGCTCCGTGAAGTCCGTGCTGAGGATGTTGTCGCTGCAGAACTCCATGAAGTGGGTGGCCCACTGGCCCCACTTGTCGACGATGTAGCGCGCTCCTGCGTCAAACTTGGAGCCGACGCTCGCGTTGTTCTGCCGCAGGTAGCTCCAGCCCTTGCTCTGGGCCATCTTTTGCGCCCAGTCCTCGTTCCCCACGACCAGCACGCGGCTCTCGATGCCAGCCTCCTGGAGCTCGCCCAGGATGCGCTCGAGGCCATTTGCGGCGATTTGAGCGACTTTCTCCCTCTTGTGGACTGGGAGCATGACCGCGAGCGCGCGAGTCATTTCTTGGCCCGTTTCTGTGCTTTCTCGAGGCGATTGGGCACGATGTAGTCGATGAGCCAGTCGATGAAGCTGAACAGGACGACAGGCTGCTGCGTCGGGATGAGGTTGAGGATGCCCTTGACGAAGACAAGGAAGAGGACCAGGGCTTCGGCCCAGTTTTCGGTCAGTGCTTGGATGATGTTCTCCATGGTTTGGAATTATTTAGATTTCCTCTGAATGATGTACCAGCTGCCGCTGTGAGCGATGACCATGACGCCGTCGTAACTGCGGCTCAGCTCGTGGAAGCTGTCGCCGTCGATGGTGACGCCCGTGTCGGCTTTTGCTGGGTAGATGTCGATGCGCTTCTGGTTGCTGATGGTGCTGCCCGAAGCGAAGCGGATGACGCGCCCGTCGCTCGATGCGACAGGAGGTAGATAGATTTTGTAGATGCCGTTGCCGCCTCCGATGCCGTAGTCGATGAAGACGATGCTCTCCTTGCCGTCTGTGAGCATGGTGGTCTCGGTGCCAGCCTGTGCCGTGATGGTGTTGACCTTGTGCGCGATGGAGCTGCGGAAGCTCACGTCGTAGCCCAGCCCAGCCTGCGAGCTGACGAGCTGCGTGCCGTCTCGCTTGTGTCGCACCAGGTAGCGCGCCGTGATGCTGAAGAGGTCGGTGCTCTCGAAGATGTCGCTGGCGTGGTTCTGGAAGCGGACTTCGGCGAGGTAGCCCGAGCTGTAGCCGTCGATGCTTGAGCGCACTGCTTCGCTCAGTGTCCAGGCTGTGGCTGGGTCGGTGGCGAGGGCAGTGATTTCGACAAGGTTGTCGTCGACCTGGCTCGTCTCGTCCTTGGCCTCTGTCGGTGTGCCTCCCACCAGCTGGACGACGACCGCAGGGACCTGGCTGCCCTGCAGCCTGATGAGCGGGAAGATGCGGTCGGCTGTGGTGATGTCCGTGACGTCGCTGGTGAGCTTGAGGCGCTTGATGATGAGGTGTATCATGGAATGCCGTTTTTGCGTTTGTGCTCTTCGATGGCGTCGATGATGAAGTCGAGCGTGCGATTGCGGACCTCCGTCTTGGTGCGGTCCCAGGCGTCGCCGATGTAGTCGTTGCCTTGGAGCTGGGGCTGGTCGATTTTCTTGACGCGGATGATGCGCCCGTCGTCGTCGTAGGCGTTGAAGACGAAGCCGCCTTTCTTGGTGGTCTTGACGCCGCCCTTGGTGCCGTAGGCAAGGACGTGGTAGTATGTCCTGGGGACTCGTGTGACCTGGACGCCGCTGCCGTCGGTGTAGCTGACCTCGGTCTTGGGGTTGATGCGAAGGACGACGTAGGGGCTCGTCTCTGTGGACCTGCGCCCACGCACGACGTGCAGCGACTTGCGCAGCGCTCCGCTGACCACAGGGACGTCAGCCTTGGCTGCGTCGCGCGTGAGCTTGAGCGCTCGCGTGAGGCCCACCAGGACGCGCCGCTTGGCGACCTTCTCGGGCAGCGTGCGGATGGTCTTGCGCAGTTTCTTGAGTCGCTTCTCGTCGATGACGATGCCGCTCTTGCTGCTGTTGAGCTCTGCCATCTTATGCCCTGCGCTCGGTTGTGATTTTGAGGCCCTCCTTGCGGCCCACTTCCTGGACGGCCACGATGTCGAAGACGTTGTCGTCGGCGTCCTTGAGACGCATGTCGGCGGTGACGTCGGTGCGGTGGCGGATGTACCAGTCGACGACGTTGAGCGCCACGACCTGCTTCTCCTCAGTCGGCTCCAGGGCGCGGCGTGGCGTCTTGGTGGCCCAGATGGTAGCCAGGTCCGTCCAGGCCTCCGTCGGGTGGTTCCACTCGTCTCGGGTCACGCTGAGGCTCTGGAGTGTGATGCGGCGGTCCAGTCGTCCGATGTTCATGGGAAGAGCCTGAAGGGGTTGACCAAGAACTCGACCGCCATGGGGACGTCGTTGACCTTGAGCGAGCTGGTGAGCTGCCTGTGCTCGTAGTAGTGGCCCACGAGCAAGAGCGCCGCCTGGCGCAGTGGCTTCGGCAGCGATGAGTGGCCCGCGACGCACTCGATGCGGATGGCCTGGTGCCTGTCGGTGTAGACGCTCGGCGGAGCGCTGAAGGTGATGCGCGCGGGCGTGCTCTGAATGTCTGCCCAGTAGTGGGTCGCGTTGAGCTCGACGAGCGTGTTGGTCTCGTCAAAGTATTTGACCGAGTCGAGGCGAGTGATGGGTCCAAAGGTGAACGCCTGCGAGTGCCATGCGTCCGCCAAGAGGTGGCACTCGGTCGAGCCGAGGAGCTGGCCCGTCATGTTCTCGATGGTGTCGAGGGCCGTCTCGATGAGCGCCGTGATGAGGTCGTCCTCGTCGCTGTGCTCGACCTTGAGGTGAGCCTTGGCGTCGGCCAAACTGAGCAAGCCAGTCGGGGTCACTTGGGCCTGCCGCACTGGGTAAAATTCGAGGCGCTGCTGGGTGCTCATGTCTGCGGTGCGTTTTCAGGTTTGTCCCTGTTTTGTTGGTTTTCTCGGTCGTTTTTAGTATCGGCTTGTAACTTGTTGATTATCAACCGAAAGGACGTTCTCGAGTTTTTGATGGTACCATACCAGCCAGGGACGAAAGTGGCAGGAAGGGCCCTTAAAATGCGTCTGAGGCGATGCTCAGTTTTTTAGCATTGCGGGAGAACTGAGCACGCCCAGCCCTCCCGCTCTGCATTTTTCAGCTCCAAAATGAGCCCAAAATTGGACCGATTTCGGGTTCAGATTTTACGCTCCGACGGACCACTTGGCCGCGCCAGTGTGTGCCACTTTTGCGTCGGCGTATGCGTTCACAATCATGCGCGTAATGCCAGCCGCTCCGCTCGTGAATGGGTCGATGATGAGGTCGGTGGCGCCTCCTCCCCAGTAGGCCACGAAGACGTCAGAGAAGTCAGCGAACAACATGGGCACCAGGCTCGCCTCGTTGCTGATGGCGTCGGTGTCGGTGGTTGAATAAACTTCGGCGAAGGTGTCGTGCGCAGTGTCGGTGAGGAGACCAGCAGAGCACTCAGAAGTGGCCAAGGCTGGGAAGCCGAGGATTTGCCCGTCGACCATGACGGGGATGGCTCCGCCGCTGACGACTGCGGTGTGCTTGGCGTATGCCAGAGCTCCGTGGCTGCTGATGTAGCCAGGGCGCGTCAAGCTGCTGCCTGCGTCTCCGACGGCAGCGTGCAAGGCTGCAGCTGTGCCAGCGTCCATACCAGCCACAGAAGCGGCAGGAGTGTCAGCGCGAGCGACGAACGAGCAGTTGGCGATGACGTCCTGGATGAAGAGCTTGTCGACCTTGGCGGCTGTAGCCTTGGCGAACTGCGACGCGACGACCGCATCCACGCTCGCGTTCATCTGCGAAAGCAGGGCGTTGCTGATGTCGATGCGGGAGCCGATGCGCTGAGCTGTCAGCTTGCGGCCTCCGATGGCTGCGCCGCTGCCCAAGGTGTCGGTCTCGCCTGTGTCGATGGTGTAGTCGTTGCCCAAGGTTGGGAGCACGATGTCACCAGCCAAGCCCTGGAGGACGTTGGCGCCGAGGCGCTGGACCACTGGGTCAGGGACGAGGCCCTCGAGCAGGTTGGTCATGGACTCGCCTGGCATGTTCGTCCCGCCTGTCGTGGACGTGGCGCGCGTGTTGATGAAGCCAGGGATTTGCAGCACGCCCTCAGCTGGACGACCAGCGTCGCGGAGCTGCTTGGCTCCCTCTTGGCTCATCTCAGCCTCGAGGCCTGTGAGGTTGCCCTTGGTGGCCTCCATGATGGCCTTGCTGATGCTGAAGCGCTGCGCGACCTTGTCCTGGGCCTTGGCCTCAGAAGAGGAGGCGGCGCCTGCGCTCATCTGAGCCATGCGCTTGAGGTTCTGCTCAGTCGCCTCAGCGCGGGCGATTTTCGCGTCGAGGTCCGCGATGGCCTCGTTGAGTTGGTCGACGCGCTGGGCGTCTTGTTCTGTCAGAGCACGCCCTTCAGAAGTGGCGCCCTCGGTAAGGCCAGCGAGCTCTGCCATCTTGTGGGAGCGTTGGGCCTTGAAGTCGTTGCTGTTTTGCATGACGTAGGGGATGAAATTGGATTTTGATGCGTCGGCTGTTTTGGGCGCCTCTGCGGGGTTTTCTTGAGTTCTCTGGGCCTCTGCTATAGCTGGGGCCTCTTGAGTCGGTTCTGGAGCCTCTGAGGGCTCGACAGCGGCCTCCTGTGCTGGAGGCACGAAGGACGTGCGGACGCTGGCCTCGGTCAGAGGCTGCGCTGGGTATGTGACGACGGAGACGTCCAGGAGGTCAGCGAAGCGCGTGATGCGGCGCGTGCGCGTGTCCTCGTCCCAGCGCTGCCCGTCGGCTCCCACGCGGAAGGCGTACGAGCTCTGGCTGATGTCTCCGCGCTTGGCCAGGACGGCCAGGTCGCGGCCCGTCTGTGTGTTGGGCAGCTCGACCTCGTAGCGCAGTCCCTTCTCGTCGGGCGTGAGCGTGAGCGTGTTGGGCATGCGTCCGAGGACGTGGTTGGCGTCGTGGTTCATGAGGGCGCGGACGTCGCTGCGCTCCAGGACTCCGTCCAGGGCTGAGCGCTCGACGACTTCGCTGAAGTTTGACAGGCGCGTCGGTACGTCCCA